CTTGGATTTGTAATTGGATAATATACCCAAAACTGCTTGTTCCTTACTGTGGTCTCATGCGAGATTAAAGGTAGATGGTACTGTATTGCCTTGTTGCTTTGTAGAAGAAAGCAATATCCCAAACATAGACGAAGCCCCAAAATTAAAAGATGGGTTGCATAACGCATTTAATTCTAAATTCTTCAATGATATAAGAAGTAAAATGTTGAAAGGTGAAAAACTTTCAATGTGCGACAAGTGTTGGCGTGCAGAAGATAATAATACACAATCATTCAGGCAACAATTTAATCAGTACGATAAATTCATAGGACAAGAGCCAAAGATAAGATATATAGAGACTGCGTTATCGACACATTGTAATTTATCTTGTAGAATGTGCAATGATACTTTTAGTAGTAAATGGAAATTAATAAAAAATCCAGGTATGTCGGTTGATGTATCTGTAGATTCATTTGATTTAGAACATTATAATACTGACTTGTCTAAACTAGATTTTGTTAAATTTATTGGCGGCGAACCATTATTGGATAAGAAGCATTCAAACTTTTTAAATCAAATCATAAACAAATCAGATGCTCCTAGTAACGTAAGATTGTTTTATAATACTAATGGTACAATAATACCAAAGCAGGAAATATTTGATGCTTGGTCTAAAATAAAAGAAGTAGAAGTAGTCTTTAGCATTGATGCAATAGGTGAAGCAAACGAAGTGCTTAGACCACCGCACACCTGGGATACTATTCAGAGCGCCATAAATCACTTTACAGAGCATAAATCAGATAATATGACGTTAGGTATGCATACTGTGATAAACGTCTTTAACATACACCTATTAAAGGATATAGTAGAGTTTTCATACAGTCATTTTGGAAAGATGCCTGATGTTGATATGTTGGACTACCCGGATCATATGTCATTAAAAAATTTAGAAAGTAGTTTAAAGATTAAACTATCTAATGTACTTAAACATGCATTTGATGGACAAGAAGAATTACAATTATTAATAGAATTTATAAATCAACCAACTACACATTCATACACTCTCGACCAAATTATAGATAAAGAAAAAGAAAATGATATCTTAGTAAATACTAAGATAGATAAGATAGGATTAAGAGAAGTATGGAATTCATTTTAAAAGCTATAATATCTGGTATAATTGTTGCATCAGTAAGTATGATGGCTAATCGTAGCGTTACTATGGCGGCTTTATTGATGGGCATACCATTCACTGCATTTCTGGCAATGATTTTTATGTGGTTCGGAGGCGTTGATACTGCAACGTTTTCAAAATTTTCTATACAAACTATATATTTTGTCTTGACAAGTCTCTCGTTTTTTGTTATATTTGGGTTACTGGTTCAAACTTATGGCTTTTGGTTTTCAGCATCAATAGGCGCAATAGTTACCATAATACTGTATAACATAATACTGAGGATTATATGAAGAAAATAATAGGCATTTGTGGGTTAATAGGACATGGAAAAGATACAGTAGCAGGTAATTTAATTGAACAAGGGTTTCAACGTATTAGTTTTGCAGGTGTGCTAAAAGATGCATGTGCAAATATATTTGGTTGGGATAGAATTCTATTAGAAGGCAATACACCAGAGAGTAGAGTATTCAGAGAACAAGTAGATGAATGGTGGGCAAAAAGATTAGGTATTCCTAACTTTACACCTAGATGGGCTTTACAACATGTAGGCACTGATGTATTCAGAACACATTTTCACCCAGATATTTGGGTAGCGGCTTGTGAAAGACAAGTCGAATTGACAGATAAAAATGTAGTCATTTCTGATTGCAGATTTTATAATGAGTTAGATGTAATTAAACGTTTAGGCGGTAAAACTACAGTAGTATGGCGTAAAGAAAAACCCCAATGGTGGGATTACGCTGTTAGGTCTAACACAAAAAATCAAATAGATTTAATGACTAGATATCCAGATGTACATAAAAGTGAGTATAGTTGGGCAGGCTGGGACTTTGACATAGAGTTTGACAACTCAAAAGACTTGGAACATCTATATAGCCAAGTTTCAGATGTATTGTCTACGTAGTTAATTCAAAAACACCCACTTTTTTGCATTTTTCGATAAATACTTGTAGCAATAAAAGAATTTTGCTATAAAGCAATTTATATAATTAAGTATAATTAAGGAGAAACAGAATGCCTACATTAGTATCACCGGGCGTGTCAGTTGTTGTTAGTGATGAGTCGCAATATGCGGCCGCTACACAAGGTACACTTCCACTACTAGTCGTTGCTACGGCAACAAACAAAACAGACGCATCTGGTTCAGCAATCGCATCTGGAACACTACAGGCTAACGCCGGTGTTGCATATCTGGTTTCTTCACAACGAGAATTAGTTGAAACTTTCGGCGAACCAGTGTTCTACGAAGTTGGTGGTTCAGTTGTGCAAGGATCAGAGACAAGTGAATATGGCCTATTAGCGGCGTATCAATACTTAGGAGTTTCAAATAACGCCTATGTAATACGTGCGGACGTAGACATGTCACAACTAGAAGCGACTTCAACAGAACCAGCTGGCGCAATAACAAACGGAACATATTGGCATGACACAGCATCATCTGATTTCGGTATTTTTCAATACGACGGTACAACATGGAATTCAGTTGCACCAAAAATATTGACAGATGCACCTGGAACAGGTAATGTTGAGGCTATCAATGCAGACGGTTTTGCGGCACCATCAAATACTTTTGGTTCAGCAGGCGACATCGCAGTAGTTACGTCAACAGTTAAAATTACAATTTGGGAAAAAGTCGGCGTATCTTGGGTAGTTGCAGGCGATGTAGGCGGATCAGATTTTCAATGGTCCCTATTTGCTCCAACACACCAGTCAGATAACGTAACGCCAGTTGCAAATGGTAATATTTATATTAGAAAAACAAAACAAGGCGGAGGTATGGATTTATCTGCGGCTGTTTACAGTTCAACATCTGGTCTATGGACTACAGTTCAAGCACCATTATATACATCAGATGATATAGCAGGCACAACATTAATTGATGCAGGCGATATATATGCACGACATAACGATACAAAAGGTTTTGTCGAGTTACGTAGAAATACAGGTAAAACTGCGACAACAATTACATCTGGAGCAATTCCAGATACAGCATCAATCACTGCAAACTTCACAGTAGAAGGAACGCAATTCAATGAAACAGCAACAACATTAGACGCACTTGTAATTAAAATGCAAAATAGTGCGGCTTTGAATACAGCTAATGTTTCAGTTGAAAAAGTAGGTGCAGACAAAGTTAGATGGACCAAATCAGACGGATTAGAATTAAATATTGTATTCACTTCTGGCTTCGGTGCTATGGGCTTTACAGAATCAACTTTAGTAGATTCAGCTTGGTCTGATTTATCATACGAAGCATCAAACTCAACACCAAAAGGCGCAGTAGCAGAAGGCACTTTATGGTTTGACGCAGACCTAAAAATAGAGATTCTTAAAAACGCATATGTCGGTGGTGTTCAGAAATGGCAACAACATGCATGGTCCGAAGACACTAACGGTGTTATGGGCAATGAATTACAACTACGTTCAGGCATGCCAACAAAACGTAAAGATGGTACAACAAATCTTTACACTGGTGATGTATGGGTTGATAGTGATGCTATGCCTTATCCACATATCTATCGTTGGAGTGGATCAGAATGGGTCAAGCTAGACAATGCTGACCAATCATCTAGCAATGGTGTGATATTCTCACATTATTCAGACCTCCCTCCACGTGATGAAGACGGCAACGTAATGTCTCGTACAGTACATGCTAAGACTACTAATCCAGAATTAGCACCAGAAGGTATGTACATGGTAAACATGGATTACTCTACTTACAATGTTAAAAGATATACTAACGGTAAGTGGGAATGGGCATCAGGTATTAACCTAGATGGTTCAGGCAAATTCGGTAAACCAGCACAACGTCATATGGTTGTAGAAGCTATGCAGGCGGCAGTTGCAGGTAACGATGGTATTCGTTCAGAAGGCGTTTACTTTAACTTGATTGCATCTCCTGGATACCCAGAGTTAATGGACGAAATGATTGCTCTAAACAAAGATAAGAAAGAAGTTGCTTTCGTTATTGGTGATACACCAATGGACTTGAAATCAGATTCTACATCTTTGAAAACATGGGCAACAGACAATGTTCCAGCAGAATCGTATGCGGCAGTTTATTACCCACATGGTCTTTCAACAGACTTATCAGGTAATGATGTTGTTATTCCATCATCAGCAATCGCACTACGTACTATTGCATTCTCAGACCAAGTATCATTCCCATGGTTTGCTCCAGCGGGCTTGACACGTGGTGTTGTAACGAATGCAAGTAAAGTAGGTTATGTAAACGATGAAAACGAATTTGCACAAGTTCGTTTAAGCAATGGGCAACGTGACGTACTATACACTTCACGTGTTAATCCAATCGCAGACCTTCCAAACCAAGGTCTAGTAGTTTATGGGCAGAAAACAACACAGGCATTTGCATCAGCACTTGACCGTGTTAACGTTGCAAGACTTATTAACTACATGCGTTTTCAATTGGATCAACTTTCACGTGGTTTCTTATTCGAACAGAATGATAAAATCACACGTGATAACATGCGTGATGCAGTAGAACGTTTCTGTGGTGAATTAGTTACTAATAGAGGTTTATATGACTTCTTAGTAGTATGTGATGAATCAAACAATACACCGGCTCGTATCGATAAGAATGAGTTATGGGTAGATGTTGCAATTCAACCAGTGAAAGCTGTAGAATTCATCTATATCCCACTACGTATCAGAAATACAGGCGAATCTCTAGCATAAGCTGAGATAAACCAATAAAAATCATGAAAACCCGGCAGTTATGTCGGGTTTTTATTAACTACAACTTTAATTATATTCATATTAGATAAATACTCTTATATAAAGTAAAGTTTCGAAACTTTTTAGGAGACAAAAACATGGCAAGAACATTAAATACTTTCGGTGTACCTACAGACAGTGGCGATGGCGTAACTGGCTCAGGTATTCTACAGCCTAAATTAAACTATCGTTTCCGTGTTCAAGTAGCAGGCTTCGGTGGTGTAACTACGAATACAACCGAATTCACAAGACAGGTTATGAACGTAACTCGTCCAAAGATTACACACGAATCAATTCCTGTAGATTCATATAACTCTCGTATGTACATGATGGGTAAACACACATGGGAACCTATCACAATTACTCTACGTGATGATATTGCAAACAATTTAACTAAACTAGTAGGTAGACAAGTACAGTCACAGTTGAACCACAGAAATCAATCTGGTCCAGCGGCAGGTACTAACTACAAGTTTTCTACATTAATTGAAATACTTGACGGTAACTCAGGCAATCCAAACGAACAATGGCAACTAGAAGGTTGTTTTGTTCAGAATGCAGATTATTCTCAGTCAGATTACTCAGTTTCAGATCCAGTAACTATCGCACTTACATTACAGTACGATAATGCTGTGTTCACTGATACTGAAATTATGCCTGATACGACATTTACAAATAATTCAAGCATTCTTGGTTAATCTTGAGGTAGGCTATTATGGCTACAGATAGACAAGGCGGTAAAAATAAACCAGGCAATATTGTAGTCCAGGATAGCAGTAACGCCAGAAAAAGATTTGGGTTCGACGGTGTCGGACCCATTACATCCGCTCCAAAATTGGGAGACATGTGGTATGTTGAATTCCACCAAGTCAACCGAGGAGTAGGACAGACACTTCCAAACAACAAATTCGTAAAATCAGTAGGTGGGATTAACATTTCTACTTCTACTGTACCAATAGATAGGTACGGTAAAAGAGTACATATTCCCACACGTGTAGATTTTGGTGAAGTGGCAATTAGCATGTATGATACTATCAATGGTGATGGTTTTCATTTAATGAATAATATCTATAATAGATTTTTTAAGAATGGCGCTATACCAACTGATAGTGCAAATATAGAAAATAGTATTAAAGATATTAATCAAGGTAGAAAATTTCCAGATAGTGGAAAAGCATATCATCAGAACTTTGAAAAAGTTGTTATATTTCATTTTTTCGGAAACCTAGACAGAGAGACTGGCGGAACTGGTAAAATACAAAAGATTACGTTAGTCAATCCAATTGTAACATCTATTAATTTTTCAGCAAGTGACTATGCAGATAGTAACTTAAAAATGATTGATTTTAATTTGCAACCAGAAAATATCACATTCGAAACAGTTGCAGATGAGATAACATTCCCTACATGGATGACAGACGGTCAGCCATATATATTAGAGTCTTTATTTTCTCAATCAGGCACAAGTGATATTTTACAACATGACCAATGGAATGATAAACTTAATGATTTATTAACACAAATGAAAAAAGATCCAAGTGATGTAAATAGTGCAACAAACCCAGCACCTGATGACACACCTTGGAAGATTAATACAAATCAACTTGCTAATCAAACAGCAGAACAAGCCGCACTAATTAATAAACAAAAATTAGACGAATTAACAAGATTAAATAATGCAGTAGAGCAATCTAAGTCTGTTAACATGAATGAATTCAATGGTCAGGATATTGATCCAGTACAATTTTCAAATGTTCTACAAGCACAGAATGATATTGCACAAGCAAAATTCGAAGAAGCAAAATCAAGACACCAGTTTGTTGAAGCAGTTTCAACAGAAGCTAGATTTAGCGACCCATTTACTCCAGAAACAAAATATCCACAAGTAGCAGATTTTGCCAATATTGGCAATACATATGATGGTGGTACCGGATCATACGGCTCAAGCAATTTCGGTGGAGCAATAAAAAATGAATTAGTAAATGCGTTTTTTAACGGAAGAAGTATTAATTGGGGCAATATTAAAAACTCAGCGGCTCAAGGAATAATAGGAAACTCTGGTATAGGCTCTTTACAGAATCTAAGCAAAACTAGTCAGAGTAAATATGGGATATTGGGCGATTTAGTTAGAGACGGTATTAATAATTCAAGTAGGACCAGCGGCGGACAAGTCCAAACAACCACAGTTCCTTCTAATAATATTAATGCTACAACTACTGCTCTTAATAATTCACAATCTTCTATAAATGTATTGAAGAATTTAACGAGAGGTCAGTAAGATGGCATTTGACATAGATGTACTAAAAGCAAAATTCCGAAAGAAAGGCTTCACAGAAGCCAAGGCAGATTCGTTTGCTAGAGAAATAACTAACGTAGCTAGAAGTTATGGAGTTAGTCCTTATGCACTAGTTGATGAAATTGGCCCTAACTTTGACTTAAATGATTTAGGCGCATTCGTAATTAATAGTTCTTTGAGATTTGGGTACCAGACTGGTAAAATAAAACCATCTAAACCTAACACACTGGTTCAAAGAGCAATTATTAAATGAAGCAAAAGTATCATCAAGGAAAATATACAATAAGAAACCCACAGAAATATTCTGGTAAGGGAGAACCTACCTTTAGAAGCAGTTGGGAGCAAACTTTTATGAATTTCTGTGATGATAATCCAAGTGTTGTTGCGTGGGCAAGTGAACCTTGCAAAATAACCTATCAAAATCCAATGACTGGAAAAGTTACTGGGTATGTTCCTGACTTTATTATCGTATATATGGATAAAAAAGGAAATAAGAATGCAGAGTTAGTCGAAATTAAACCTGCAACACAATCTAACCCAGAATTAGCAAGAAGAAAAACAGATAAATCGGCAGTTGTAGTTAATTTTGCTAAATGGGATGCCGCAACTCAATGGGCAAAGAAACGAGGCATGCGTTTTCGTGTTTTGAATGAAGGTGATATATATCAAAATACTAAAAAACCAAAACCAGTAAAGGCTAAAGTTAAAAAACCTAAACCTATTAAAAGAAAAAAGTAATAGTTAAAATAGATTGATAAATACTATTAACTACTGATATAATAGGAGCAACAAATGACAAAGAAATTAGAAGAAACATTTAATATCTCTAGTAGTGATGAAATTGAAAAAATTATCGCAAATGAAGATGATATTGATGAAGGTGTGCCTACTATAGAAGAATCTACTGAAATATCCAAAATAATTAATACTGAAATGAAGAATGCAGAGAAAATTGATGCTTCTTTGCCTATGGTATCAGATTTAAATGAACACGATAGAGAAATGGATGATATTCATGGCAAGGCTATGCAGACATTTGAAGATTTATTGCAATTAGGCATGAATGTGGAAGTACACGCTGGTGCAAAGATATTAGAAACTGCAAATCAGCTATTAAAAACAGCAAAAGAGGCTAAAGATAGCAAAGTAGACAGAAAATTAAAAATGATTAATTTGCAATTACAAAAAGCAAAGCTAGACCATCAGAAAGATAGAGATTTACTTAAAGATGATGACGAAATTGAAGCTGAAGGCTCTTTAAATATGGATAGAAACGAATTATTAAAAAGAATTGCTTCTGCACAAGCAGTTGCCGATGAAGCAACCGGTAAAAAATCAGAAAAAAATAACAAAAATGATAAATAAGAGTAGTACGTTGGAGAGCAACATGAAAAAATTTAAAGAATTTTTAATAGAGTCAGAAAAAGAACATAAACACACATTGCGTTTTTGCTGTGAGTTAGATGCGAATGCAGAAGATAGAATTGAAAAGTTTCTAGGCAAATATGACCTTAGAAGCATATCAAAAACATCTACTACTCCAATCGCAAAGAACCCAATGTTTTTTAAAGAAGTAGAAAATTCAGAAGTATCTAAAATTGACATTGTTACTGGTTATCCGGTATCAGCCGACATCTTACGTCAGCAACTTTCAGATTTATTAGGTATGCATCTAACACATGTTGCAGTACATCCAGAAGGATGGGAACCAAAAGAGGAAGTAGAAGCAGAAGATAAAGAAGCATTACTTACTTCCGAAGAAGAATCAAAATCAGACAATGGTGAAAACTATGGTCGTACTTTTGTAGACGATTTTCTAAAGTCATTAACACCAAAAGAAAATGACACAGTAGAAAATGAATTAAGTCCGAAAGAAGTACGAGACCAAGCACCAGAACAAATGGATACAGAAGAAAAGTCTAGTCCATCTGTTATCTCAGGAGATAAAAAATGAGCAAACATTATAATTTAACTGTTACTGATGATAACGGAAAATCAGTTACTACATCAAACACAAGTACAGAACATTCAGAAGAAGTTTTACGTATGATGCAATTAGCAGGTATGCAAGATTCGTCATGTGGGTGCGATGAGTCAATCGAAGAAAACGAATATCAACCAACACCAGCTAACGATAAGTTAGATTTAGATGACTACTCAAAGAAATCTCCAGAAAGCATTTCAAAACAATCCAAAAAGTTACAACCTTCAAGAGGTGATAACCCATTAGAGTATTCACTAGACGAAAGTGAAATTTATGAATCACTAATGGCTGAAATAGAAAAAGTAGAAGAAAAGAAAGCAAAGCCTGACTTTGCTGATATCGATGGTGATGGTGACAAAAAAGAAACAATGAAAAAAGCGGCTAAAGATAAAAAAGAAAAAGCCGATGAATCAATCAATGAAGCAAAATGTGATTGTGATTGTGGAAAAGACCCATGTGAAGAATGTGGTAAGTCTCATCATAAAGTAAATGAATCAGAACTAGAAGGCGAGTTTAAATCACCAGAAGGTGGCCCACTATCATACAAGAGAGTAGGCGAATATACATATATTGTTAAAGACGAAAATGGCGAAGAACACAAAGCAGAAGTGGGTGCCATGGGTGATGAACAAGATAACTATTCAGGTGATGAAATAGAGCAAACTATGGACCAAGAAGGATTAGAGATGCTAGTTCGTCAAGCAAAAATGGGTGCTCCAACTAATGAATCAGAACCAATGGGTGAATCCACTGACAATGAATTTGCTTGTATTAATACTGATACAGGTGCTTTTGGATATTGTGGCAAAGACGAACTTCACAAGTTTACACACATGATGCCAGCAAGTG